AACTATTGGTAATACACAATAGTTATAATCGAATGGTTGTTCTAATGTAATATTCAATGTCCAACCACCGAGGATTGTCTCAAATCTTTCCAAGAATGGAGACACATTTGGTCCCCACAATGGTTCATAGAATATTGAGAATCCACCGAAATCTGATGTATATGATTGATATAATATTGTGAATAAATCTTTACATATCTCCAATGTGTCAGACATCACATCTTTTTGGTTGGAGTAGTCATCTTCTATTCTGTCTAATATGATAATCGAGAAATTATAATCTATTCTATTCTGATTCAATACTGTTTGACCAGGTACAACATACATTTTTGTATATACTGGTTCCCTTTTGGTCTCGATATCCATTGTGATTTGAGTAATATCACCATAACCAAACGAATTGATTTGTGGGTGATGATACGCAATACCTGATAAGTCCTGAATAATCTGTTTATAATTTGTTATCATTACTTATAAATATAAAAAATTATCGTTTGTTTTGGGCTTTCTTTTGTAAACGAATCTGTTCCTTGTCATATTCAATCAAGAATGATAACTGATTTAGGACTTCCATCACTTTTTTGTTATAGATATATTCGTGTTTCGTAAAATCGTTTCCAGCAATTCTGTTGACGACAAGATACCATCCGTAGATTTTCTGAAAACTATTTTCCATATTATCTTTCTCATATTCCACATTATTTTCATTTTGGTCCACATCGATATCTTCGGTATCGAAGATAGATGGGAATAATTTAAAAATCTGTTTGCGAACTTGATAAAAAAAAACTGAGCTCCGAGAACATACTTAACATCAAGTTTCTTTTTGAATAGTTCTGATCGTTCTTTCATACTTGAGACATCATACTTCTCAATCTTAAATTCGTGTTCTGACTTCTGTTCTACAATAGGTCTGTAGAATACTGCTGCTAGTATGTGCAACATTTCCAATAACTCCTCAGGTTTCTTTGTTGAGATGGTATCCATATCCACAAACTCAGCAAAAGTTAGGTCTCTCCAATTTTGAAAAAATCCATACTTCACTCCATCTAATTCGAAACTATCTACGAATTGTGGTTTTTCCTGTGGTAATATTGAAAGAATGTATGCTGATAGATAACTTACCTCTGTATAATCTCCTTCCAACAAATCTTCGATTGGTGCACCAGTCACGATACTAATAAGTCTTGCTGCAAAGTATTCATCTGAGAATAAGTCTTTGACCTTATATATTTTGGAATAATTCTCTATGGATATAAAGTTTGGAACTTCATATGTTTCTTCTTCAATTCTAAATTTAATCATATGTATGCAATACTATATTTTTTAGTGGTCTTATTATTTTTGATTTCAAGCATCATCCTCATCATCAATGAATCAGACAAGTCAGGTGATTTACCTAATATCTTTTTCATTTCATCTTTGGACATTACTCCAACTTTATTGTCTTTGTCTATATCTTTTAATTTTACTGCTAGTAGTTCTTGTGTTAAATCATCAACGAGTGATGGTTCTGTTAAGTTAATTGAAATTAATCCATCTTTAAACATTTGTGATAACTTCACATAACATTGTGATTTGAGATTGGTAAAGTTCTCATCGTGTAATGGTCTTGAATTGTTTATAAAGTTGGTTCCCCTTATTTGGTCAGCAACTCCACCACCAACTCCATCAGAATCTATTATCACATTGGTTGGATGAATCTTGTGAAATCTCATTAGGTCCCCAATTTCGGAGGATAATTCTGTGGTTGATACTTTCCTATAGATATGACAAGATACAACCACCAGTCCCACCCAAACAAATACTACGCTACGATCATCACCAAACCTTGCTACGTCTACTGTGAGATATTTCTTTTCTGTTGGATTAGGTTCTATTTTGAATACAGAGTTTGATATCTCATCAAACTTGAAGAGACTATCATTGTCATCAAGATAATCCCAATCACCTTCCAACAATCTTTTCCTTTGTTGTGATGGTAAATCCCTCAACATCTCTATGTATGTTTCAGGTAGATGTGGGTTATCCATAGGTAATGATGGAATGAATATCTGATTGATTGGTAATCTTTCTTGGATGTATGGTAGATAGAAATCTTTCTTAATCCAATTGTTTGAGGGATTACAAGTCATTAATACTTTTGGAATGATATTATATTCATTCAATTTATATCTAATACGAGATTTAACTATACTGAACGCTAATGATGTTATCTGTGCAGCTTCATCAATGAATGCTGCGGTAATCTCAAGGGAACCCAAAGAATCATAGTTGGGGTCCGATGGATTATATGCAAGGTCTTTGAATATAATCTCTGATTTGTTATAGAATGTTAATACATTACTCTGACCATTGTATGTAAAGTGGGTACCTGATTTAAGTCCCATCGTTTGTAATAAATCAAAGAGTGTGTTGAGGGTTGTTAGTTTTAATTGTGTTAATACTGAACGACCAATCAAACATCTTATACCTTGATGTTGTAGACATAGAGTTGTTATCCATAGACATCCCAACCAAGACTTCCCACCACCAGCACTACCACCAAATAAAATAATATTTGTTTGGTCATCGTTGAGATGTTTCCATCCTATTGTTTGTTTCTTTGTTAGATTGATATCACTCATATTACTCCTATTCTTTGTTTACCAAACTCTGCATATTTCTCATTTAATTCCATACCAATAAACTCTCTATTACCTACCTCTTTACACGCTAAACCCGTTGTCATAATTCCTCCGAAAATATCGACAACAACATCGAAATCATCGGTCAATAAGTTTATATAGTATTTTGGTAAATCTTTATAAAATGGTGCTGGATGTTTTATCGTATTATCTCTTGCGTGTCCTGCGGTATGAAACCTTACAACATTATCAGGTCTAACTTTATCAGGTAGAGCTCTTTTTGTTTGTGGTAATTCATAACCATCTTTTGTTTTATTTGTAGAACCTGTTAAATAATTAATCATCTTTTTATTTTTCCTTTCTCCATCAACTATTTCTCCGTGTGTTGTAATATTCCAATTGTACTTTCTTCTTTCTTTGTTTGATTCTGCAGGTTCTTTCATAACCCTATCCATATAGAACTTTAATTCTTTTTGATCCTTAACAAAATGAAAAATAAATTCTGTGTTATTTCTAAATCTTTTTAAACTACCATTTGGGATTCCATTCATTTTATGCCATATGTATGTATCATAAAATTTTAGTTTGGTTTCCTTTTGACTCCTGTAGATTAATTCATATATGAATGTATTTCTATATCCATTTTTACAATTATCATTTATGTTTAATATGAAACTACCACTCGGTTTGAGGACCCTGTAAATCTCATTAAAAATAGGTAATAACCAATCACAATATTCTTCAGGACTATGTATTGATATTTCTTTACCATAGGATACGATATCCGCGTATGGTGGTGATGTTAAAACTAAATCTACACTATTATCTGGTAAACTTTTTATTAATTCAAAACAATCTCCTTGTAATATTTTATTAGTCATATGTTATCGAAAAACGAAATTTCTAGTGGTCTACTAATCTTGTAGATTAATGTTTATTGATATTGGTTGACCATTTGATGTGATGTCAACTTTCTTCTGTTCAAGTCCATAGAGTTTGGAGATGTCTGCTAGTACTTCCCTCTCGACTCTTTTGTTGTTCGATTCCCTCGCTCTGTCGAGTAGGTCAAAGTACCTTGTAAGTTGTTCGGAAATAATTTCTTCCTCTTTCTCTGCAAACCTTGCTTTAAGCCTATCTTTACAGTCTTTCCAAATATTTTCAACCATACGTTCGGAAAGATTCCATTTCTTGGCTCCTTGGACTCTGAATTCGACATAGTTTAGTTTTTTATATAATATCATCTCTAATGCTTCAGGAATCCTCTCCTCATATTCTGATTGAGTGGTTTTTCTACCTGCTTTATTTTTTTCAGTACTCATACTTTAATATTGTTTTTGTTTAAGTAGTTCGTGAACTTCTGTACTTGATATGAACCACAACCTTTACAATCCAAATCTAATTCCTCTTTGAATATATATGTATATATTTTCTTGATGAATTCCTTCTTCTCAGGTTTGATTCCACCATAACTGGTAAGTTCAGCATAAGCTATTTTTATTTCATCAATGGTTGGAACATCTAAATCGATTTGTTCTTCGATTACAGAATCCAATTCTTTGACAACCTTTTTTTTGCAAGTTTTACACGCCATAGTTTTTATATTATAATATCATTATTGTAGTAGTCCTCTATATCATCTCTCATTTGTTTCTTTGCTTCCCTCACATATCTTGCTACACTTGTTATTGGTATATCTGTTTGGTTGGATACTTTCTTCAATGAACCCAACACCAAATACATTTGTAGTACACTCTTATGGAACCAAGTCAACTCGGTGAACGATGTCTCTAATATACTTAAAATAATTTCTTTTTCGTAGTTATGCTGTTCTTCTTCCATATCAAGTACATCAGTTAATTCGGAATACTTTTGAATTTCTCTGCGTACTTTATAATAAAATGGTGATGTCTTTGAGTGCCAGTTAATCCTCATTATGGAAACAATCCAATACTTAATTTGGTTGTCATCATATCCACGGAGTTCTATTTCTTCTTTGTTGTATATTTGAAGAATACATTCGTGCAATAAGTCTTGGTGAAGATCGTGTCCTTTGGTTATTTTCTTCGCTATGTTTAAGAGTTGGTAATAGTTTTTGGT